AAGCGGATTTTGAGTAAGAGTTTCTAATCCAGCTTTGGCAAGGTTAGATAAACCCGTAGTCGTTGAAATTGCATCGTAAGCCTTTGGATCAAAAGGTATGCTTTTATCAATAATTTCTACGGGCAAATTGTTCACTAAATTACTAGCAGCGAGTGTCCCGGCAGCTTCTACTGCTGGAATGGATGTGATTGTAGGAACAGCAACATCGCCCAAAGCAAAGACTTCAGCGCCAGCACCCGGTAAAACTTCCGCAGCGCCTAGACTGCTTAAACTGCTTAGTGCGTTAGTAACATACGGCGCACCAAAATAAGCTAGCGCGGCAAGAGCGGCTATATTTAACGGATTTTCATACCACTTGTCTTTTTCCGGCTCTTTATAAAACTCACTGGGCTGACTGAAACTTCCCAATACATTCGGATCTGGACTGATGTTAGTTCCGTATTTTGCGTTGTAATCCTGAATAGACTTTATGTACTTATCATCAAGCTCTCTTTTTTGCTTGATAGTAGCCTCATCTGTATTCCACGGACGATCAATTATGTTTCCAAATTGTTTTTGATGACTCTGCGACCAAGGCTCATAGATATCTCGCCAATCCGGTGGCGGATTTTCTTTAATAATTTTGCCCTCAGGCGTATTTCCATAGGTTTTATCCCACTCTTCCTGACGCCGCTTAGTTTCTGCGGCAAGTTCAGTGGCCTGTTTTTGCAGGTTTTCTTGGCCAGACGTTGCCAAATTTACAGGCGCTCCGAACCGTGCCTCATGGCTTTTATTCCATTCGGCAACCATACCGCTGAAAGTGGGTCGCGGAGGAATAGTAGAGTCTTTTAAAACTCCGCCTGACATTTGCATAATTTGATCGGCGGAAAGCCCAGTAATGCGGGACAAGTCTGCGGCTGATATTTTGTTTGCCGCCGCCTCTCTAGCGATATCGTATTCACTACCACCCGATTGTTGAATTTCTGCTATTCGATTAGCGATGGCTTGGTCTTGTCCCACAGCTGCATCAAATCTCTGCTGAATATTTTCAAGCGGAACGTTAGTGGCTTGAGACATCTGAAGCGGAGAGACACTAAACTGGTTCATGGCGGCAGCAATTTGCTGATCCGTCATATTTGGATTTGCAGTTAAATATGCTTGAATATCTTCTAAGGTTGCCATAGTTATTCCACCGGCCTATTGATAGCGTTGACCAAAGCGGCCGCCCAGTCCTGCCAATTCATAAATGGCCCCGGACCGGGAATAGCCTCATTTGTAAATACATCTATTGCTTTTAAACCTTCCGCCCAAGATTTCCACTCAGTTTCCGGACCCGGAACTGACAACTGCTGGGCAGCAAATGCCTCCACCATTAGGGAAGCCCATGAATCCCATGTGTGGTATCTCGGATCGTAGACTATGGCAATTGTCATCAGTAGCCTCGGACATCACCGAAGTTAGCGTTCAACAATACCCGACCCATTTGGTAGTTGCCACCGACCACATTGCTACGAAACTTTAGCCTTAGCTCCCGCCGTTGCTCCCGCATATCGATTTTGTGGGTTCCGGGGGCAAAGACATAAGGATTAGAAATCTTGTCTTCGGCTTGGGCATACGGGCGGCCAACCACATAAAGCTCCATATCCCCGTTTTGCAAAAAGTCTGGTTCTACCCGCTCAAGGTGCAACCACTTATTCAGTCCATCCAGCCCCGTCTGCGATGGGCCACCACCCACCCAGCCAAGATCTGAGGTTTCAAAAAACGACTCTATGGCTAACGAAACCTCCCCGTTGACCTCGTCTGTGCCAATTTCATGCTGCCAAAGGGTGGTAAGCCCGGGCGGGGTCAAGAAATTGGCGGTTTCCGTCTGGGTTGCCGTAGCCGCCGCGGATAGGGTCACCGTGATATTTCCGGGGGTAGCGCTTGGCGCTATCGCCACAACAGTCGTACCGGCTGGGACGCTGGCTGAGTCCACCACCAATCCAATCCGAATTTGATTGGTTTCGAGCATTTCAATATCGGTTGAGGCATTAGTGGTATCAATGGTCGCTGAGAATACGGTCTCTTCGACTGACAAATTAGTCCCGGCATTTATTGGGTAGGCAAAGACCTGCGAGAAGTATCCGGCGGTCCTACGGGAGCCCAAAGCCTGCCCACCGTCATACCAAGTATTCTCTCGAATGTTATAAATAATGCAGTCATTGCACTCTTCTGAGTCTCCATTAGGAAAGAACCACCAAATTTCACCAAACCGCGGCACTTTGGTAGCCCACACCTTTTCCCGCTGGGAATAGTTCAGATTGTCAAAAAAGTAGTTTTGGTTCATGTTGTTCGGAATCTCTTTAACGACACCGTTGTAGAGAAGAAACCGATCAACACCTATCCAGTAATAAATTCCGTCATACTCAATAACCGATTGAGATGACAAAATTGAGGTTTGGGTAGAAATGGTGTCATAACGCCAGTAAAGGGTTGGGCCATAGTTTCCAGTTCCAGCGACGCCTACTGATGTCGGAGCGTAGGACACACGAATTAAAGAATCCAATGCCCAAAACAGTCCTGACGGAGCGTTAGAGCCGCCTCGAACTGGGAGACCCTTAACAATTTTAGTTGAGGCTACGTTGACCTCGTTTGCATCTGCACCGTTCCAGTTAAACGGATCTCCGGCTGATGAATTTTTAATTAACCCATTGTCGCCATAAACGAAGACGTAAGGATGTAACACCACTACCCCACCAGAGACCGATATAGTCGCTCCGGTTGGGTTTGATCCATTGATGTCTTTTAAAGGGGTAGATATGCTTCCTGTAACCGGACAGGAAAGAACTGGTGTGTTTATAGTGCTGTCAATTTGAGCAAGATTCTGTCCGGGGTGAGCTAAAAGCAGAGTTGCATTTACCCCTTGAGTGTCGAACATGGCATCAAACTGCCATACATTATTAGGATTGGAATCAAACCCATCTTCGATAGTTGCTACTGGAACGCTAAATCCAGATCCAGTTCCACCTATGCTTGCCGCCGTTGCACTTAGGCTATCTCCGACCTTGTAGGAAGATCCGGCGGTTGTAATTGTGACCGTTGATACCGCTCCTGCCGCAACGACAATTGTTGCCTTAGCTCCGGTTCCAGATCCGCCTGTTAATGTTACATTTGTATAAGTGCCGTTGGTGTAAAGACTCCCGCCAACTACGGCCCCAAGGGTCAAAATAGGCCCACCAAAAGTGATTGCTGTGATACCCGAACCAATGCCGTTATTGTCAATTTCTAAGACTTCAAGGCCGCTTTCATAACCATTAAAAACACGGTTTAAGCCGTCCTCGGAGTTCACATAAATGCCTCTAGATAAACCGTTAATTGCATTTGTGATTGCTCGATAACCAAGGATCTTACGGGGACGGCCACGTTGAAACCTAACCCAACGGCCCGCCGTGTAAAAGTCTTTATCGAAATAAGTACCGTCCCGCTGAACACCGGGACGAGTATCAAGGGCAAAAACCTTTTGTGTCATGTAAAGGTTCCGCCTGCTATTCCACTTGGGATTGTTAAACCGCTAGATGTAAGTGTAAATTGGTTTACACCGCCAACCGTAATATTAAATTGACCAGCTCCTGCCCGATAAATTCCAGTTGAGGTTTCTGCTGAAAAATTTAATGATGGCGCACCTACTGTACCGTTATTCAAACTAATCGTGGAAGAGCCGGCTAGTACTGTATTTGCGTTAAACAGATTTACTGAATCACATACCAAAGTTGATTGTTGACCTGCGGTAATAATTGCATTGGTTCCTAAACCGGTTGAAATGGTAACGGTATAATTGCTTACTCCTCCGACAGTTTCATTGACAATGTAATAAACCTGAACTGTTGGCGGAACAACTACCGTTACGTTTCCGGCTAATGTTCCTGTGTATTTCTGTATAACGTTTGATGCTTCTGACGGAGTTAGTGTAAATGTACCGCCGGCTGATACGTCTTTTGTAAGTTGGGTAAAATTAAATAATGTAGATTTACCAAGACCTACTGTATAAAACGCCGTTCCAGAACACACCAAAACACACGAATCGGTGGGTTGCATAACAATAGACGCTGACCCGTTAATCAGAGTTCCACCCGATGGAGAGACTGTTAAAGCTCCAGTTCCACCATTTCTGATTAGCATGAACCAGTTGTTGCCAAGAGTGGAGGTTGAATCAAGAGTTAATGTCCCAGCTCCACCCGTCCAGACATAGGCTTGTGCTCGGTAAGCAACGGTCGCAGTCGCATTACTACTAAACGTAGTGACTGGATGTGACTGATTTAGGGTTGTCGTGACGGCCAAAAGACCATATCCAGCAAGACTTGCCGCATCTGCTGAGGAAGAGCCAACTCCGAAGGAAATAATTCCCCAAGTGCCTTGATTATTTGGGTTGGCCGTGATGTAGATATATTTAGCCTCACCCGCGGCAATCGTGATAATCGTATTGACCCCGTTATAGTCCTTAACCGTGAAAGAGGTTGCTCCGACATTTCGGATTAGGGCGTCTTGTCCTACGGAGGCTTGATCCGCAGGGGGCATATAGAGGTTCAGACTGCCGGCTGTCGCCGTCACATTCATGATCCGGGCGGCATAGTCGTCTGTTGCATTCCCGTTGATTGGCCACTCAAGCTGGGTGTTAGCCGACAGCGTAATGGCCCGATAGGAGACATCCGTGGGCTGAATGACGTTTCCGGTAAATGGGCTGTTATAACTCATGATTAGCTATCCAATACGGTGGCTTGACGGTCGCCAATCCTCTGGATGTCTTCGGCCTTCAGCGTCTGCATGATCAGGTCATACTGCTGTTGCCACATCGGGATGCGCTCATCGTTTTTAAGGAACGGCATGGCCTGCAAAAGGGTGCCGTAAAGCAGCGCCTGAGGCGCATAAATCGTGAACCAATTGGTCTGATTTGAGGAATCAAGGGGCTGAATCCGCTCGTAGTACAGAACCTCAAAAACAAAGTCATCGGCCGGGGTCGGGGCGACTAGCCAGTGGGTATAGTCGTAATCGGCGTAAAACTTAGGAATCCCAGTGTCGGTAGCGTCCGGCCAATACTCCCTTAAATACTCATACTTGCGGAGCAAAACCGGGCTTTTCGACCCGTTTACTGTGACGTTCATGGACACGGTTTTATGCCATCTGGCCGGCTTATCGATGATCGGCTGGCTAGTAGTCATGGTGCTAGTATTTACCGTCAGGTTGCCCAAAAACTTAATTTGGGAAGCAATTACCTGCTCGGCCAGCATAATGAACGTCGGGATCTTCTCCAGCGTGGCCGTGTCCGTCCGCTCCAAATAGGACGAAATATCAGCCACCAAGCTGTCATAGGTCATAACTGCCGCAACCGTCATTACCAGCTCCTATATTTCTTAGTCTTCTCAGCGATACCCTTGGGCTGAGAGACAAACTGTTTACCGGCAGCCTTCCCCTCCCGCTTGGCACGGGTTGTGGCGGCGTATTCAGCCGAGGAAAGCCCTTGGATGGCTTTTTTGGGCAGATATCGCTCCCCAGTGGCCTTAGGGCCGACCGTAGAGGGCTTCCCAGACTTGGTAGTCCATTCCTGCTTTCCCCACTGGGAGAGGCTGTTATCGGCCTTTTTTGGGCCTTTATAGCCACCCCCGGAAGACTTGTACTTCTGGGTGGCCAATTGAGCCTTTCGAGCCGACCACTGACCCGGAGCGCCACCCTTGCCCGAGGCTTTCACCGAGGCAACGATGCGCTTCCATTTGGATGGGTCAGATTTAACGGCCGTGCTCATTTTTTGGCTTTTATGGTTATTGACTTAATTTTTTGCTTTAATTTTTGAAACAAAGCCTTTATTTTTTCAATAAGTTTTTTCATTTTTACCCCTCCAATTTAACTGAGGTACAACGATTTTTCATCCCTACGGCGTTTTACCAAACCCGGCAATTCTTTCCCCCCTGCCTTAGTCCACATCATAAAAGCCTCTGCCGCTTCTTCATACTCTCCCCGGTTATGTTTCATCCGGATGGAAGACCGCTGGAGGTTGCCCAGACCAACGTTGAAAGCGAAGCTGACGAGTGCGCCAAAGCGACCAAGAGTAAGCCCATTAGGACATAGTCGGAATACCCCTGCCTCAAACCGGCCCAGATCCTCAGAAAGAATCTTGTTGACTTCATCCATGCTGAGGGTTCTGTCCCAGCCGTCCGGGATGGGTAGAGTTTTGCGTTCTTCAAGTTTGACTCCTATGTGCCGAGCATCAATGACATGACCAACGCCCACAGTCCAAAGCAGAGCAGGGCAACGATAGGGACGAAGTCTGACCCCTTCGTGATGTTTGACCATTTCAATGACACGCTCTTCTACTCTCATTTTTTAAAGGATTGGCTACCAAACCAAAACGCAATCACACTTGAAAAGATGATGGCCGAGTCCTCATCCCACAAAATCTCCATCGCCTGATCAAACGGCACTCCGGTCTTCCAAGCGTAGAAAAACCCAAAGATGTTTACAAAAAGCAAAAGGGAAAACATCCCGTAGGTAATAACGGGACGGACAGAGGCCCGCATATTGACCACCCACTGAGAGGCTCCCTTGCCGATCTCGATGTCGTGGGCGTACAAGGCTTGACGCTCCTGAACGGCAGTCTGCATGGCGACTTGGTCAGTCCGGATCTCCTCAACCCGGGCTTGGGCGGCAAAACCTCTTTCCAGCATCTGAAGCTCCCGCTCCGTTTGCATCCTAGCGAGTTCTAGTTCATGAGCCTTATCCGACCGATCTTGGAAGAAATCTAAGACCTTGGGCAGACCGCCCATCAGGAAGGAAACGAGGGTAGAAAGTAAAGTAATCATTTCGACTCCATATTCACCGTATCATCACCCTTACGAACTGTAACCTTGCCGTCCTCAACATCAACCCGCATCGGAGCTTCTTTTTGGTCTAACCGGGCAATTAGATCGGTGATAACTTTAAATTCCGGTTTTTCTTCTTTGTCCTTGGTTCCGGTAATTCCGGCGATCATGGAGATCAGGGCCATGATGACGCCAGAGGCCATACCCACAATTGGAGTTAGTGCCTCGGCTTCTAATCTCATAGCCGAATAAATCACCATACCTACCATAAGTACAATGGACGGAATGCCTATTACCCCGATGACTTTACTTGCTAATTCCTTTGCACTTTTTTCCATCACCACACCTTTGTTGCTTTTAGAATTCCGTAGATGACTGCACCGAGTAACAGAATTACTAACCATTCGTTTCGTGTTGCCTTGCGGTCAGAGTCGTATTCTTTTTGAAGCTCTTTTTTCTCTTTTCTAAGTCTTTCTTCTAGTGCGTTTACTTCCTGAATTGCCTTTTTCCCAAACTCTTTTTCAATCTGCTCAAACGCCCGCTCTTTTTGTTGGCGGATGTTGTAAATAATTCGGTACTCGTTGATTGCATCGATATACATCATGTCCCCTCGACGCATTACATCTTGCTGCTTTTTCCTCCATGCGACCCGAGCCTTTGCTTCTTCGTCCAAAAAGGCATTGACCTCCTTGGCGGTCTCCTTGATATCCCGCCCAGCCTTCAAAGCCTCCTTGATTCCACCCAAGGCGGCCTGAACGACCTGTTGTGGGTCGGTAGGATCGGGTAGTTTTGACACTTAGAAGCTCCATGGGTACAAGGACATAGAAATCAAAATTATTAAAATTCCTAAAAAAGTAAATGCCCAAAAACCCACATCACATTCCAATCAACTTCTTAAAAAACTCTGCTGCCACACCCGGACCAAAAAGCACAACAATAATCACCGCATAAAGCAAGTATTCGATCTTGCTCATACGACGATCACCCTCTCTTAATGAGGCAGAGATCTGCTCATATCGAGTAGCACAGACCGCCTCATGGACGGCCAACTTGGTCTCTATAGACTGCTCCATCAATCAAAACCTCGTAGTGTTTTAGCCAATCGCGCCCGCTGACCTAGCTTCCCCGGAGCCTTGGCGGCTTTATTCAGAGTTTTGGCAGGAATTTTTTTATCGGCAGGAACGCCTAGTTGTTTCTTCAGCGCCCCGGGCTTAGAAATTGCCTTTTGAATCCATTTGTCAGTGCTTCCGCCCTTTTTAAAGACTCCCTTGCCTTTAAGAATATCGGCTTGGGTTACCTTGCCATCACCTGTCAGATCAGGAAAGTCTTTAGCCATGATTAAGCTCCATTCAGTGCGTTCTTGCGGCCCCACACCCAAGCGGCTGCGGCGGCAGGGTCAAAAGGAATTGTGGCTTCCGGGTCAGTAGGATTGGCCGGGTCAGGCTGCGTCCAGTTAGCCCCGACGTTGGCTAGGTAAGCCTGAAGATCAGCTTGAGTAGCGATAACTTCAGCATCCCCGGTGTTGTCATCCTCAGACAGGCCAATCATTACCATGTCGCGGGGGCTAGGTGTTGAAGAGTCTCCAACGACAAATACCCCACCTACCCCTTCGGGGTGCAGGCAGAGGAAAGAAGGAATAGTGCCGTCAGCGTTAAGACGATACTTTATGCAATGGTGCGCCATGAAATGCTCCTTGGGCATACTGCCCGCTAAAGAGATAAGAACCAAAATGCCCCACCTGACACCACGGGGCAACCCAAACTTGACCGCCAATTTCGCGGTACTTATTACAGAACCAATAGTCCTCGGACAGAAACTCGTGATCAACCACTCCGGTATCAAAGAAGTTGTATACCTTCTCACCCGGAGGAATCGTAGCCCCGCCGTTGGTGTAGTAGTCAACGTGTTGCTGGAGCTTGCCAAAGACCTCGCGCTTAATCAGCATGAATCCAGTGCCAACGTGCTTGACCTGAAACGGCTCGTCTGGCTTAACCATGTCGTGGCCGTCTAGCTTGTTCACATTGAAGTGGCCGGTCAGTAACGACAGGTCTGGGTGGTTTAATACCGCCCCCTGCCGTACCCGATCCCAGTTGATGCCCTTCATGGGAACCGCCCCGCCGATGATGTCCTTGTCTGCCTTGAGCATCTTTGCTACATCTCCCGGACGGAACTTCTGATCTGCGTCCATAAAGAGTAGGTGCGAGGCGTCTGAGTTCAGGAAGTGCCAAGCGATGGTATTCCTTGCCCGCTGGACTAACGACTCATTGCCAAGGAAGACGCAGGTGACCGTGTGGTCGTACTTCTGCATCGACTCCCGCAGCTCCATCATGGACTGTGCATATTCGCTGTTGCACATCCCTCCGTACATCGGTGTCCCGACCATTAGGTGCATTTAGGCCACCTTCTCTTCCGGGGGAGGAGCCTGCTCTAGCAGGGGTGAGTTGGTCAGGCTTGAACGATCAAAGATTGAGAAGCCGCGACGCTTGGCAAAGGTCTCCGGGTCTTTTTCCCACTTATCAGCGCAAGCCTCAAGCCAGCGCATGGTCATCTCATGAGTGGGTGCCTGTCCGTTGGAGATCAGTTGATTCTCCATGTTTAGGTAGGCAAAGACTTCGGCTTGGGCCTGAGCTGCGTTGATTCCAAGGTCGAATAGGTAAATTAGGTTTCCCTCATCAATCATGCCGTTACGGCTACGGGCGGCGTTCAGAGCCTGCTTCATGCAAGTCATAATGTGGTACCGGGACTCCTCACGCTCGTAGTCTTCTTCAGAGATCTCGTCCTTGCCAACTTTTTCCAGCAGTTGTTTGTGCTGGTTGACCATGAAGTTCATCTTACGAATGGCGCCGTTGACATGGTTCTGAGTTCCTTCAAGCTGACCCTCTAGTTCAAGAATTTCAATCTCAAGCAGCTCTTTGTCAAAGGCGTCTAATGGCTCCTTGGGGTTTTCAAGCTGATCTTTCTTCTTCTTGAGTTCCACTTGCTTTTTGCGCATATTGATATACGCCTCTTGCAGGGCCGAGCGGGTGCGGTCAATCTCAGCTAAGGTGTGCTTAATGGATCTAATCGGGGTGATGGCAGTTACATCCAAAGTCACCTGCATGAACTGGCTATGGGACTTGTGGAAGTTACTGGTATCCCTCTGAACAGCAGGAAGCCGCTCGTCGATGTTTTTCAACATCAGGTTGTACTCTGGCTTTTTAACTTCTAAAGCCGTCTGCATATTTCGGATAATTAGATCGTTTGACACTCCACTTCTCCTTTTCTAGTTTAATTCTTATAGTCCACCGTGGGCATTGGAACAAGCTGCTCCACTAGAAATTGCCCCAGACAAATCACCAAAATCTGTAGCATTTCCTGTCGATGCAATAGTTACATACTCTATAACATTTGTTCTTGATGCTTGAATTCCTCCGCCAACCAGTCCTATTGTTGACGAAGACGCCGATGAACATCTTATTGTTCCAGTAGTTATATCCCCAAAATCGGTAGCATTCCCGTCCGACGCAATAGTTACATAGTCAATGATGTTTGTTTTAACAGATCCGGCAGACTCTCCACCAAACCACAAACCTCTAGTTGATGATGAGCATGAAGACAAACTTTGTCTTGCAACAGTTAAATCACCAAAATCCGTGGCGTTCCCAGCAGACGCAATGGTTATGTAATCCACAACATTAGATAAACCACTTGCTGGTTCACCACCTCCAAATAAACCTCTTGTTGTTGACCCGCATCCAGCCAATCCTTGTCTAGTTACGGTTAAATCTCCAAAATCTGTTGAATTTCCGGCAGACGCAATAGTTACATATTCAATAACATTTTGTATAACTGCTGATGCATTTTGACCGCCACCCCAGACACCACGGGTTTCGCTAGAACAAGCCCCTTGTAATCTTGCTCCACCAAGCAAATCTCCAAAATCAGTTGCTTTGCCAAAAGTTGAAAATGTTACAAACTCAATTGCATTTGTATTTGTAGTTCCATCACTTAATTCTCCACCCGCCCAAAGACCTCTAGTTGACGACGAACAGGCGGCAGGTGTAACCGCTCCAAAAGTTAAATCACCAAATAAATAAGCATTTCCAGTAGTTGCAATGTTTACATATTGAATTCCAGTTTGTCTTCCCTCGCTTGTTTCACCGGAACCAAAAAACGCCATAGCTGCGCTGGTCGGCGTGGGTTGAACGGCTGATGCGGCGTTGGAGCAGGCTGCTAAATAACCTCTTGCCCCAGTTAAATCTCCAAAATCGGTAGAGTTTCCAGTGCTTGCAATTGTTATAAATTGAATAACGTTAAGATAAACACTGCCGTCATAGCCTCCCCCAAACAGACCGCGAACATTTGAGGCACAACTTGCTAGAAATCTATTGTTGCCCAACAAATCTCCAAAATCTGTAGCATTTCCTACGGAAGCAATTGTGATGTAATCAATTACATTACTTGGACCAGTTCCACCACCACCAAAAGTCCCCCTAGTTTCTGATGAACATGATGTTAGTGCGTATCTTGCTAACGTCAAATCACCAAAGTCTGTTGCATTTCCAGTAGAGGCTATTGTTACGTAATTAATAATATTTACGTCTGTACCACTTGTATTTGTTCCGCCTCCAAATATGCCACGAGTAGACGAAGCACAACTTGCAATGTACTGAAAAGCTGCAGTTAAATCACCAAAGTCTGTTGCATTACCGGCAGAAGCAATCGTAATATAATCAATTACATTAAGGCTTGCGGCAGCATTACTTGTTGTTCCTCCACCAAATGTTCCCCTAACATAATTTGAACAACCCGCTAAATAGTGTCTAGCGACACTTAAATCACCAAAATCTGTGGCATTACCAGCACTTGCAATTGTGACGTAGTCAATTACGTTCGAACTACTTCCAGTTGTACCTCCGCCAAATACTCCACGAACATTTGACGCACAACCTGCCAAACCATATCTAGATAAACTTAGGTCTCCAAAATCTGTTGAATTCCCTGCTGTGGCAATCACAACGCTATCAATAACATTTGATGAACCAACATCAAACCCCCCACCAAACAACCCAATTGGCGCCACGTTTCCAGCAATCGGCCACAGACCCTGCTTTAGCCAATAGGACATCTGATCAAGCGTCCAAACCCCTGTTGCACCCCCGTCTTGATACGGGCCGGTCGGTGTCGGAGGTATCGGCTTAATAAAACCGCCGGGCCATTTTTTGCTCATTTATAGTCCTCCGTGGCAGTTTGATGTAGCAGACGCCGTATTGGTGTTATATAAAAGATCTCCAAAATCAGTAGCGTTTCCAGCGGAAGCAATGGTCACATAGTCAATTACGTTGCCGCTTGGGTTTCCACCCATAAACAAACCTCGTGTTGTTGACGATGCAGAACTAATTTGAGTTCTTGCAACAGTTAAATCACCAAAGTCCGTTGCATTTCCAGCCGATGCAATTGTGATGTAATCAATTACATTTATATTTCCAACATTGTCCGACCCACCGCCAATCAAACCGCGTGTTGCCGATGAGCATCCAGCGCAAGTTTGTCTAACTCCATTTAAGTCTCCAAAATCTGTAGCGTTACCAATTGATGCAATAGTTACATAATCAATAATATTAAAGTTTGTTGCTCCGGAATATCCACCCGCAAAAATTCCTCTAGTAGTTGATGAGCATGAAGCAAGTCCTTGTCTAGCTTGGCTTAAATCACCAAAATCTAGTGCATCACCAACTGATGCAATCGTTATGTACGCAATTACATTTGTCGCGGCAGCAATAAAGCCACCGCCAATTAATCCGCGCGTACTACTACTACATGAGGCAACAAATCGTGTTGCGCTTAACAAATCACCAAAATCGGTAGCTTTGCCAAATGTTGACATGGTGATGTAGTCAATAATATTTAAATTTATTGCTGCACCTTCAGTATAACCACCGCTCCATACTCCTCTTGTGGAACTAGAACACGCTCCGGTAAATCCACGGTCTGATGTTAAATCACCAAACATATAAGCGTCGCTTGTTGTAGCAATGTTTACATATTGAATTACGGTTTGTGTACCACTTGCCGATCTACCTCCACCAATAAACGCCATTTCTGCGCTGGTTGGTGTGGGTTGAACGGCTGATGCGGCGTTGGAGCAGGCGGCATTGTAAATACTTGTTGCTGCAAGAAGATCACCAAAATCGGTTGAATTACCGGTCGATGCAATGGTTACATAATCAATTACGTTTGATCCTGCTGATCCTGTATACCCACCACCCATTACAGATCTTGTTGCTGATGCACAAGATCCTATGTAATACCTTGCTAATGTTAAATCACCAAAATCAGTAGCGTTGCCTACCGAAGCAATAGTCACATAGTCAATTACATTAGAGACTGAACCAGTGTTTCCGCCAGCAAACAATCCTCTTGTGTCTGATGCTGATCCTGATAAAGAATTTCTTGAGACTGTTAAATCTCCAAAATCAGTTGAATTTCCTGATGATGCAATAGTTACATATTCAATTATGTTTACATTTCCTGTTGTATAAGCTAACGCAGTTAATGCCCTTGTGCTTGATGAGCAAGCCGCATTTGTATAACAAGATAATGATAAATCTCCAAAATCAGAAGTGTTGCCTGTGCTTGCTATGGTAATGTATTGAATTATATTTATTGGCGATCCATCGTATCCAGCAAAAAAAATGCCTCTTACATAATTTGATGTTGCTGATAAATATGCGTATGCACCAACCAAGTCTCCAAAATCACTAGCATTACCTGCTGAAGCGATGGTGACATAATCAATTACATTAACATAACTTCCTGCTACAGTACCACCGCCAAAAATTCCCCTTGTTGAACTGGCACAAGATGCACCTTGATATCTTGCTTGAGTTAAATCTCCAAAGTCGGTAGCGTCGCCAAGGGATGCAATAATTATTTGTTGTATTGTATTTGTGCCAGTAGTAGTAAACCCACCCCCAAACAACCCAATCGGGCCGTTAGTCGGGCTATACGGCCACAGCCCCTGAGCTACCGCTTGGTAGACCGGCTGGAGGTTCCAGACGCCTGAATACGATGGCATTATTGAAGTCCTCCGTGGTCAGATGAGCAGCCAGCTATTCCATTTGTTGCGGCCGTAAGATCACCAAAGTCTATGGCGTTTCCAGTTGACGCTATGGTGACATACTGAATTACGTTTGTTTCTCCGCCAAAATAACCGCCAGCAAAAAATCCTTTGGTTGAAGATGATGTAGCGGCAAAATTGTATGGTTGATTTATTAAGTCCCCAAAATCACTAGCATTTCCTGCTGAAGCAATGGTAATGTAATTGATGACATTAGTGTCTCCGCTATCGGTAGACCCACCGGCAAATAATCCCCTTGTGGCAGATGAACACCCACCCAAAGCATTTGTTGTCGTTGGCAAATCTCCAAAATCAGTAGCATTGCCAGTGGAGGCAATCGTTACATAATCAATAACATTATGTCTTGCACCACCGCCATCATTATTATATCCACCCGCCCAAACACCCCTAGTGCTTGATGAACAAGCTCCTAGCTGGTACCGATCTAATGTTAACGCCCCAAAGGATGTTGCATCACCAGTTGTTGCTATTGTTATGTATCCAATAGTAGTCACTGGAATATTTGAAGTATTTTGACCGCCTCCGTACAAACCTCTTGTGCTTGACCCGCAACCTGCGTTATAGCTAACAGCGACAGTTAAATCTCCAAAGTCAATTGCATTTCCAATCGATGCAAGAGTTATGTAATCCAACACATTTTGTTTTGTATTTCCACTATTTAATCCGGCACCAAACACTCCCCTGCTTGACGATGATGTTGCGCTAAGTCCATTTCTAGCTACGGTTAAATCACCAAAATCAATTGAATTTCCAGAGGTTGATGCCATGTTGATATAGGAAATAACATTAGTTACTCCATTAGTGTCATAACCCCCGCCAAATACTGCTCGCTGAAATGCCGGAGTCACGCTTCCACTCGCTGCACTATAAGGACTTGGGCCGTAGCTATTGATTGCCCACACCTTGGCGGTGTATGCCGTTCCATTGCTCAGTCCAGTAACTGTAATTGGCG